CTCTCTGCCCAATCGGTAATACTTAACCGTGGCCTTGGCTGATACAATTCCTTGATGAAACTGGTCGGGTTCATCCGTCATAACAACCACATGGTATTTCATCTGGCAAATCCTCAAATAACTTCATTTGATTTGCATCCGATCTAATTAAATCCTCCCATTTCCAATTCCTTCCAAGACCAAGAACAGTTTTTGTTATTGCATTCTGCTCCATCTTAATAGCTCTTTCGGCAAGGTCAGGATGGTTCTTTGCAAGATCAAGTACCTCATGCTTCTTCATGGCGGGACAAAAAAAACAGGAAGACTTGGCTGGCATAAATCCAGCTTGTGCGACAACCTCAACGCATTTTTTTCTGCCCCACCCCCATCGCACCAATGGGTATTCGTACATATATTTTTTATCTTCTGGTATTTTCCCGCGATGATGCTCTCCAGCGTCATAGCCAATTAATTTTAGACATTTGCCGCCATTCTTCCAACATTCTTTAGCTGGTTGCCAATTATTTACAAACTTGTCCTGTGGTTGTATTTTATATTTTTGCGAGCATCCCTTGAATCCATAAGCAAGACTTGGAAGCATATTTTCTCTTATGCAATTTTCTTCCAATGTTTCCTTTGCATATTTTACTGTAATTACCTCTGGCATTCCATTTTTAATCAACCAATCAGAAAAAGTTTTAACAAATTCATATGTCTGAGGAAGTTCTGCTCCTGTATCTGCAAATAGAATAAGGTCTGGAATAACGGCTCTTTTTTGCATTTCAATTAGCATGGCCGCAGAGTTTGTTCCTCCTCCAAAGGCAACAATACACGGTGTTTTCATCGCTTCACCATGTAGTCTTTTGCATAAGCAATCTGTGGATTGTTGTGAATCCATTGGTGGCAACAATGGCAAACGCTCATAAAGAAATTTTTGTCGTTCAACCTTTCTTGGAATCTTCCCTTTTTGTGATGAATTTGCGTTCCCCTTTTGCCACATATTTCACATGATGGATTTAACGAAAGATATTCTTGTCTTACTTTTAAATATTCCTTGTTCTGCTTGGCTCGCTTCTTTGATACCGGGCGAAGCCGTCCGCCTCGTTTAAGTGGTGTTTTTCTTTTAAGGGGCGTGCGTTTCATTTGTCTTGTTCTGTAAAAATAAAAACATACGCAAGGCAATATATGGCATCCAAAAAACTAAATTCACGCCATCCAAGCCCTCTGGTTATTATAATAAAAATAAAGAGAGGCGTATAAATCCACCTCATCTTTTCATTCAAAAAATCAAGGATATTATCTAAACGCTTCATAGGTCAAGAAGGTTGCTGATGAAACCAACTAAAGCGATTGCCACAACAATTACAATAAAACATTCGTTCATTTGAATCCCTCCTGTGCTTTTTGTATTGCGATGAAGATTTGGTCAATTCCTTCTTGAATGGCGGTCTTGGCGCACTCTGGGTCGCTAGGGTTTGCTCTGGTTGCTAGGCTGGCCGGGAGAGCATCCAGTAGTGATCGAATCTGACCCAAAAATTTCGTATATACTTCTTGAACCTCGCTTGTTTTCATTGTTGCTCTGGTTAGTTCTTCGTATTGTGCGTGTTCGATCTCGGCCTCGCTTACTCTTTTCTTTGCCTCGCCCCATCCTTGGATTGCTGACCGCATGGCTACTGGCGAGTTTTCTTTGTAGGCTTTCATCACCAACGAGTATGCAACTAGCTCCGCCCTCTTCGCCCTGTGCAATCTCCCAAGTGGCGTTTGCGATTTTAGTGACTCGGCATCCAAGCTCTCGGATGTCTCGGAGTAATCTGTGGATGGTGACAAGTTCGGAGTGAGTTTCGATACTCTTTTTTGATTTGCCAGCTTCCATCGTCTTGCGTCTGCTTCGCTTGTGAGAGGCATCCCGGCCTTTACCATGTGCGAAATCTGTCCCTTGTCCATCCCCCACAATTCGACCAAATCTCTTTGCCGAATCATGCATCATAAGGGCTTGCCACAAGTTTCGCATATTTCCCCGGTGGCATTGCCCTCCTCTTCTGGTTTAATCGCTTCCATCATTTCCGCTATTTCATGCTCCGAAAATCCTGTGATGTCCAGATCAATTTCGCCTGTGTCGATTTCTTGCAGAATATCCTTGAGTGCCGGGAAGTCGAACTCGCCACTTAGTTTGTTTAATGCAATGTTGGCGGCCTTCTCCTGTGCCTCATCAAGCCAAACCGCCCAGACCTCGACCTCATCAATTTGTAATGCCTCATAGCATTTGAGTCTTTGATGTCCTCCAACTATATTGCCAGTTTTTGCGTTCCAAGTTATCGGTTGAAGATTGCCAAGCTCAGATAAACTCTTGGTCAATCGAGCCAAGGCATCGCTCGTAATTTTGCGAGGGTTGTAAGGTGCTGGCGAAAGTTGCGAAAGTTTCTTTTTTACTAAACACGGATATTTCATTTGTAAGTTATAGCATATTATAGGGTTGAAATAAATGAGTGGGTATCAACTCGCACAGAAATTTTGGGGGACGGAACCAGCTTTAGGGGAAAAAAGACCTAAGAGTTTTCTTGTAAGTTGTTGATGGATAACGACTTGTAAATGGCATGGTTGGCTCATGGTTTAGTATACTAATAAATCAACGACTTATGACTTGAGACATTCTGTCTCTTTTGTAAGTTGTTGATCTTATCCATAATTATGCATCTTGCGTAAATTACTTACAAATCAACGATGCAACTTTTATAAGTTGTTGGGACATTTTGTCGCTTTGTAAGTGCTTCATTTGTTAGATACTTATGTAAAGTCATAATATGTTGTATATTAGTATGTTTGCTTTTATAAATCCTTAATGGCCTTTTCACATTAAGTTAGTAAAAGATTGTGTAAGTGTCATATCCATTTTGAGTGTGCCTGTCTCATGTGTATTTTGAGCGCATCACCTCCCGCTTTTGTATGGCTCCCGGTGCGTGATCTCGTCCGGGCTGGTGCTGGTGAGTTGCGTTGGCTGGTGATGATAGCGGCGGCGTGGTTGCATTGGCTGGTGCAATATAGCGGCACATTCTCCCGGCTTGAATTGGTGGCCGTGGCCCCTATTATCCTCGGCTCCCGGCTTATCTTCTCCCGCTTGCCTTGTGTCTATATTCCGTGACCGAACTAGGATCTCCATTCCCTCCCGGCGTTGTCATATTCTAGCCGCACCCTTGCGATGATTTCTAGGGCCATTGTGGGGCGATTGCGGGGGTGCTGAGTGATCATGGTGGATTAATAAAACCGCCCCCATTTACCCCCTAAACTTTTTTTAATTCACCCCTTGACATATCCCGACTGATGGGTTATGTTGTGCGAGTGATGAGGGAAGATTCCCTCTCGCAAACCAACCAAGAAAGGAACCAACCATGAACCAAACTCAAAAAATAATCGCTACGGAAATAGTAAAGCAACGCACGGCGGCCCTTGAATGGAAACGGAGGAGCATATCAGCCGCCGACAAGGAATTTCCCGCATTGGCTCGGGATAGCCGCATTCAGTGGAAGATTCATTCTGAAATTGATAATGCGTTATCCGAATTATTGCGGACTGTTTCCGCATTGGAGACTGTCTGATGAGTCTCCCCGCAATTATCGGCCTAATCTTTGCGGCGGGATTTCTTCTCGGCTATCTCGCCCGGAGTGTGAAGCAGTAAACCCAAACCAAGAAAGGAAATACAATGGAAACGAAAGAACAACTCGAAACGCTGGTCATTCGCCTTTCTCTAGTTATTAGAGAAGCCAAAACCCATCTAGAGAAATATTATCCCGGTAAACAGCCTACTGGTGGATGGGGTTTTTTAGAAGAAGCGAAGGAATGGAAAAGCACGCTAGAAGAATTAGAAGGCGGCCTTAAAAGGGCAAGCGGAATTCTAGAAAGGAATCAAATCTAATGAATACAAAACATTTGATGAATCAGCAGACGAGGTGCGTTTTTTATGCGTACCCAACCAGCACCTTAGGAGGAAAAACTGGTGGTTGGTTTGCGGCTACATATAAAAACGTATTGGCAACGGAACCAGTTGAAATGAAGTTTCACAATAGCAAGGAAGAGGCGGTTAAATATGCCAAAAAAACTTGGCCTGATTATCCTTGGGATAAATATAGGCATTGTCAGTAAACAATAAAGAAAGGAACCAGAACAAATGAAGCACAATAAACAGAAAAAAGACAACGCCGCCCGGTGGCTGGTGGCCTGTAAACTACCCCGATCAAAAATTGAGCCCATGAAATGCCGGGGATTTAGTCGTAATGAAATCTTCGGCTTCCCGACGAAAGCGGCGGCCTTGGGTTTTATTAAAGACGTTACAGAACACAATGTGGAATGTGCCTTAGCTAAAACAATCAAATAACTAAGAAAGGAAACTAGAACCATGCAAACAAAGAAACAAACCATGCAAGCGACTGATGCGCTCGACGCATTATCAAAACACCTCGGAATTGAAACCGATAAAATCACCGAACAGAAACATACCCTATATGGGCTCCCGGTGTTTTCTATTGGCTCGAAAGAATATGCCGTTGGAGATGACGAACAGGCCGACGAAGCCTGTCACGAATACATTGAAAACAGCGTATGGGCCTTTCGTGCTTCGTTTATCGCTAACGAATGTAACCTCCCCGATTCAGAGGGAATGATCGAAGCCGCCCAAGAGAAATGCGAGGGAGCCAATGATGGAATCCTTGCAATTATTAAGGGCACTTGTGGCCTCTCGTCATTCGTCCAGTCTGCTATAGCGGCGGATGGCCGGGGCCATTTTTTGTCATCATACGATGGCAATGAAAACGAGGTGGACGGCTTTTACATTTATAGGGTAAATTAATGAAGGCCGATAATAGTGGAATAAATGTATTACTGACTATTCTATTCTATTTCCTTGGATTCATTCTGAGGAAAGCGAAAGAGTTCGTGGATAGCTAATCTAGTACCAGCGAAAAAGAAAGGGGGGAGGCCAAAAGCCTCCCCTCTTTTTTTGTCTTCATGCGGTTTGCATATTTCGCTCTATATGCCCCGCCATGATGTTTTGACACTCTTCCCGCTGTCCCCACATTGCCTTACGATTTGGATGAGTTATAGGGCTATCCTTGACGCAAATTAGGCCAATTAAACCTCGCCCCCCGCCTCTCTGTATGCTTCCACGATTGGCCTTGCCTCTTCTATAAACTGCGATTTCTGATCTTGGCTCCATTGTGCCGGGGATTTCCGGGCGAGCCATTGGCGGGCTTTTATGATATAGGAATGCCAAGCTTGTTCCGCCTTGGGATTATTTACCTCGATGGGATCAGGTAAAATCCCACTCCACAAAGCTAACTGTTTAAGCTGAGAAGGGTTGGGGTTAGAAAGTAAAGGTCGGGACTTCGCCACTCGTTCGAGTCTCCTCGCCTGTTCGCCGTTGATCCCCGAAATTAGTAGGATTTCATCTATGTTTAAGTTTTCTTTCCTTGCCGATAAAATTATCTGACCAGCATCGGCGGCAAGCGAAATTGTTTCTGCCATCGTAGAAATTGCAGTTTCTTTTGCCTCCTCAAGTTTCCTGATTTGTTTCTTCAACTCTATTCCGATTTGTTTTTCACTCATTTGGATCTCACTTTCTTTGGATTTTTTATGCTTCCATTTCGGCCAAATCTTCGGCCTTAATTTCGGCTGGTGGTTCTACCTCACGAAATCTGCAAGCGTTGAATCCCCTTTCGGGGTGGGGGGGTTGTGTGGAAAGCGGATTCTCAATGCCTTCCAGTAGGACATAAACTTCCCCCGGTTCTCCGTTTATAGATACGCCTACGCCCATGTCCCGAATTGTATAGATCGGCCCTTCTATCGGGAACTTCCAATAAAACTGGTAAAGTTCTTTGGGGAAATTCCCATCCACGCACACAACTTTTGAACCTACTTGCATCTTCCCCTCTTTTTGATTCCTTTTTCCCAAGCCGAGACATTCCACTTAGGACATTCTTTGCGCCTACGCTCATGCACTCTTAATGCCCTTTCCTTATAAATTTGTCGAACTCTTTCTGATCTTTGTATTCGAAGAACCAGCCCGGTTCTTTGAGTCAATTCTGATAAACGAGCAGATATGGCCGCCCTCGTATAATGCTTTCCTGTAGATGGGTTGATATATCTTTTGGCGATCGAAGTTAGGCTGTCTGGTGATCGGTTTGTAGCCAAAGCCAGTAAAGCCTCATCAAGAGTATCGTCCCTTTTTTGGCGTAACATTTGAGAATCGCCATCGTGTCGGATCGTTTGTTCTACAACTTCTGCCGTTATCTTTGCCAGTTGGTTAAGGTCTATGTTCGGATTCATAGCCTTCATTTGGGCAAGACGCTCCCTAACTCGATCCTCTAGCGTGTCGATCTCGTCGGCCATGTTCGGCGTATAGCTCGCAAGCATCGAATCTGCCGGGTCTTGACCGTTTGGATTCATTCGATTGCTACTACGGCATAACGGCCAACTCTGTTCATTTCCCGCTGTGCTTGACGTTCAGTTTTATAGAACACATCAACGACTGGTGCGCCTCGGCTTGCCTTACGAGCAATAACCGCCGTGCCTGTATCATGCGCCACATATCGCTTGCCCTCCACTATCACATTGGAGCCGTAGGGAATCACTCTTGGATCAACAGCGCATGATCTACCGCTTACCAGCCGCTTCCCGGTCGAGCTTTTCAAGTCGCTAGTCCAGCCGTCCTCATTCTGCCAATAGGCCGTGATGCGACACATCATAACCTTCTTTGGAGTCTTTCGATCTATTTTTTTGTTTAAGTAGATCGTGCTGGCATAACCCGGCGAAGCAAAAATCAAGAATAGCACTACGGCCTTAGTAAGCCAATAAAGTCTGTCTGATAAATGTTTGAAGCGTCTTGATGGGGTTTCGTCTCCCTTGATTCGTTTGCCATCTTGCTCAATAGGAGTTTTAAGTTTTAGCATTTCTGCTTCAATCTTTTCTTTCTTCATGTGATTGATTTTCATTTGTTTACAAAAAGTAGTAGAAAAATTTAGGCATTAATGTTTTACTTGCCTAGCCTATTGGTTTTGGCCGTCAAGTAATCAGTTGGGTTATTCACAGGGCGTATGGCAAAACTTTCCATTTTAATAATGTGGAATCATGTGAATTGCAGAAATAAACAAATCTATGTTTTCTTGATCTCTCAATTCTTATTGCCCCTGCCAAATTTTTTGCGTGTCTGCTATGTAGTCCGGGCAAAGAAATATCGCCGCACTTCCTTTTATCTGATAGCCCGGTATAAATCCAGTTTGTTGCCCTATAAACTCCACCTGAATGATTTTGATTTGTGTCTGCATAGCTAACCAAAATAAGTGGTGGATTTATTTTTTTTAGTTGTCTTAATGCCCATCCTATAAATCTACTTTCACTATTTTTTGGACATTTATCCGACATCCATAAACGATTAAGTTCATATACCCGATTTGAGTTTTCTTTTCCACATATTCCCTTGCAAAGATGTGGTGATGCCGGTTTTCCAAATGATATTATTCCAAGAAGAACATTATTAAAATAAGCTCCGAATGCCCAACTAACTGAAACCGCCCTATGTGCATAATGGTTTTCTACTGCAACCATATTTGATGTGTTTGAAGTAATTTGTCTAAATAAAAGCTGGAGCGGCGAGGTCGGAATTGCACCGCCATCGTCCCCTTGGAATAGGGGAAGTTCTGCTGTTGAACTATCGCCGCATAAACTCATAAATAATACCTAGCAACCTTTTTTCCTTCGCTGGTGATATGCTCTCCTACTTTCACATCGACCCCGGCTTTCCGCAGATCGTGAATGCGAGAGGCCAAGCGAAAACATCCGTAGAGGTTTAGAGCCTCTAAGGATGTAATGCTTCGTCCTTCGTTTAGGTGAGCAAGTATCTTTGCGTTTTGTTTATTCCCGATTGATCTAACCGGGTGATGGGTTTGTGATGGCTCCACAAAATCCATCGTCATTTGACTGGCAAAATGATAGCTCATTTTAATTTTTCACCATTGTTGTTATAGGTACAAATGGGTTCTCTTGAACCTATTTTGTATTCATGTATAAAACAATACTTTCCCCCCATCCAGTAGGGGTCTTTTGTGTCTTCCTTGATAAACTCTACTGCTTGCTCAACACTTTCGCATACTGACCAAGGCAATCCTTCTGGATAATCTCCGTCCACAACAATAAATACATTTTTCATTTACTTTTTGCCCACCTTCCGTTTACTCTTGGCAGATTTGCGTTACCAGCATTAAACGCCTTACGAGCCGTGAAGTTTTGCTTCTTGGCGAACAAGATTGTTCCGTGGTCGCATCCCCAAGCCTTTGCAAGTGAATTAACCGAAATGCCAGTTTTCAGTTGTTCTTTCCATAAGCTCCATCGTTTTTGAACCACATGGTACTCACGATTGCGTCTATGGTTATGGCCTTTTTGCTTTATAAGCCGTAATTCGTCAGGAACTACGATTGGGGTGTCTAGGGTCGGTTTGCTCACCAAACGGCCTTCTGAGGCCAATTCTGTGCGAATTTGAGCCATTGTAGCATAGAGTGTGTCCAGCTTTTCATTGAACTGGTCACGCTCCTTCTCAAGCATGGCAATTCGATGGATGGCCGCTGGTAGTGCTAGGTCTGCTGTTAGCCTAAAGTTCATGGGCAACCCGCTTTCACCCAATCTGCGTGTGTGGCAAAGCCCATCACCTTATAGGTGGGTAGGGATTCGCATTGGCTTCTTACTGCTGGTTTCATTGTCTGGTTTCCTTTCTGGTTTGTATTTTGGTTTCTCCGCTGACAATTTCTGGCGCAAGCCTTCCAATCCTTTACCGGGGCACGGCCTCCGACTTTCCATCCGTTACTTTCATAATAGTCGAATGCAGATTCGGCATCCCGGCTGTTCCATTTCATTTCGGTTGCATAAGCCAACCAATCAGAGCGAGTGGGACGCACCAGCGTCCTCTCTCTCTTTTCTGATCTCTGATCTCTGACCTCTGATCTCTTACCCGTCACATCTCCGTTACAAGTGGCGTTACATTCTTGTAACTTTTGCGTTACATTAGCGTTACGCCAGCGTAAAATCCTGTCACGACAAGACTTGCGCTCTTCGGCATCCTTCACCATTCGGCGTGAAAATATGGTGTCATTCTTAATAGAATACACTCCTTTTGCGCCAAGTTCTGCAAGAAGTTGCACACACTTGTCGGCTGAAATTCCAGCAATTCTAGCTAAATCAGTTGAATTGATTGGATAAGACCCGGCAAGCAAATAGCCCTCCTTTTCGCTTTTAGCCATAAGGCAAAGCATATCCACCCAAAGACCTCTTGCCTCTATTGAGCAAACCCTAAGGGATTCGTCCGA